CGCTATTACTGGCTTGCCATTTCAAGGTAAGCCTTATATGTTGGCTGGCCAACGCTTGATCATGGAGAGTCATCTCGTGGGCCATAGCTACCTCATCCAGTCAGTCATGGGCGTCTGCAGACCCGTACCACCACCGCCGCCGGCAGCAATCTCCGGTAGATGAGTACGTAGCAAGTCCAGAATCGCACCCAGCGGCGTACCAGGACCAGCACCGCCCAGGCCGTCAACTAACAACCGAATAGCCTCTAGCTTGTCAGTGACCTCGCCTATCCGCTCCGTCTGGGCTTTAACTTCGCGCAGATATTGCTGGCGGTCCCTGATCTCGTCGGCCTGCCTGGCCCGCTCCACCACCGGCGCCGTCGTCACAGTTTCAGCGCGGATCAAGCCCAATCCGAGCATGGTTATGGCGGCCGTAGGCACGGCACGGCGGAACGCCGCCGCGATGCGACTGGCCGCCAACTCCACGCGGTTAGCATAGACATCGAGCATGGTCACAATACCATCCAGGGTCGTATACAGGGCCAGAGCTGACACCTGGACCTCGTCGGTAAAGACCATGAATAGGTTGCCAATCGGTATCTCCAAGCTAGCGGCTAGATCGCGCAGCGCCGGTGCTAGCGTCGCCGCCGCCCGGGCCAGCTCATCGGCCGGGGCCACCAACCGCCGGGCCGCCATATCCAGCATGATGGCGGTGAGCCACAGGTTCGTGGCACCCTGAGACAGGGCGGCAGCAGCCTGATTCAGAACCGGGCCAATGATGCTAACCTGGGCAGCAGCAACCAGGAGCGGCGCCAACCCCGCTTGTAGGTCCGTAGCGCTGCCAGCCAGCTGGCGGCCGGCGTCGGCCAGGATGTCGGCCGACGCCAGCATGAGCTGGCCACCCTCGTACATGCCAGTGCCGCCGGTACGGAAGCCGCTACCGACCTGGTCGGCCCACGCCGCCGACTGCAGCATGGCCTTCAGGCCCTTCTCGGTAGACCACGACGCCAGCCACAGCGCCGGCCCGAGCAGCGCCAGGACGGCGGCAGCCGCCAGCGCCGCTGCCGCGCCTATGAGCAGGTAGATGCCACCTATACCGATGTAGATGCCGGCCTCCAGGAAGCCGGGAGCGACGGCGTTTAGGGCCTCGGCAGCCGGTCCGAAGTCCTCCATGGCCGACGCCAGCATGGCGGCAGCAGCCACGAAGATAGCAGCGGCGATCACCAAGATTATGGCCGCTATCATCAGGGCGATGCCGGCCCCGAGCAAGGTGCCGGCGGCTCCCATTAGGATGCCGGCAGCGATTACCAGGGCGCCAGCGAACACGATTAGCTTCCCACCGGTCGAGTAATCAAGCTCCTTCATGGTCGCTACTAGCATACCGATGGCTTTAGCTAGCAGCCAGGCGCCGACGCCGGCCATGAGCATGCCAAGACCAATCGCGACTATCGCTATGGACAAAGCCGCCAGCCCTGGGGCAGCAATGAGGGCGATGGCGCCAGCAAAAGCTAGGCCAAAGGCTAAGGTGATAATGGCCTCAGTAAGCTCGGCCAAAGCGCGCGACCCGGCCTTGCCCTGCTCGGCCAAGACTTTGACGGCCTGGGCCAGCAGATAGGCGCCGATGCCGACCATGAGTATGGCGATACCGACAGCTATCAGGGCGAATGACAGGATGATGAGGCCGGGGGCCGCTAGCAGGGCCACCGGCGAGATCGCGGCCAGCGTCAGGATTAGAGACACGATGGCACCCGTCAGTAACCCGATAGCCCGCGCCCCGGCGTCGCCTTGCTGGGCAACAATCTTAATGGCCTGGGCCAGTAGCCAGGCGCCGATGCCGACCATGAGCATGGCGATGCCGACCGCAAACAGCACGATGGCCAGGATAATCAGGCCCGGGGCGGCTAGCATGGACACGGTGCCGAGCACCATGAGCATGGCAGCAAAGCCTATGATGGCTCCCACCAACAGCGCCAGGACCTGCAGGCCCTTCTCGCCCTGCTTGACCACCATCTCCACGGCCTGGGCCAGCAGCACGGCGCCCTTACCGGCCAGCATGAAGCCAGTACCGATCATGATGGCGGCCAGACCGATGGACAGGATGACCGCCGCGATGGCCAGCAGCACCAGCGCCAATATGCCCAGACCATATGATGCTGCGGCAGCGGCAACCCCGGCGGCCGAGATGGCCCAGATCATAGCCACGATGGCGATGGTCAGCAGCACGATGGCAATGGCCCCGGCCGCGCCCTGCTTGGCGATGACGGCCACGGCCTGGGCGAACACCCAGGCGGCAGCAGCGACCAGTAGGAGGGTCACACCCAGGACTATCAGCACGCTTTCCAGGATACCGATGCCCACGGCCACGCTCGGCGCAAAATAAGCAGCAACGAGCAGAACCGTTAGGAACAGGGCGAACGCCACTACCAGGGCGAACATGACGCCGACGCCGGCCCAGCCATGCTTGGCGATCAAGGACACGCCTAGGGCGAACAGGTAGGCGGCGATGCCGGCGGCGATCAGCACGACGGCCAGGGTCAGTAATCCATACCAGACTTTATTGGCGATGTAGCCGACCAGGGCCAGGCCAAGGCCGAGGGCCAGGATGGCAATGGTCAACCCGGCCAGGGCCAGGGCGCCCCGTTTGCCCTCGTCGGCGATCATCTGGACGGCCCGGGCCAGCAGGTAGGCGGAGGCGCCCACGGACAGGATGAGCACGGCCAGGACCAGCATGACCCAGGTATAGCCAGCCAATGCTTTCAGGCCCTGGGCCAGGCCGGCGAGGGTATAGTGGAGGATGGCACCCATGGACTTGCCGACAGCGGCGGCGAAACCGGCGAAGCCGATAAAGGTAGCTAGAGCGGCACCGATGAGGACGACGACGATGATCAGGGCGACGATGACCCCAATAACGACCTTGAGGACGGTACCGACTGGCCCCAGGGACTCCAGGCCAGCCTTAAGGTCCATGATGAACTTGGCTATCCACTTGATGGCTACGTTGAGATATTGGAGGACCGGGACGATCGCCGACTCGACGAAGTTGCCGATAGCCCCGAAGATACCCTGGAAGGCGCTGAGTAGCAACTTCAGCTGCGCAACAATACCCCGGTTGGACTCGGCGAAGATCTCATCTAGCTTCATGCCTTCTTCAGTCAGCTTGTGGATAGAGTCCTGCCCGGCTTTGACGAAGTCGGCGGTATCGGCAAATTCCTTATTGTTATCGGCCACTTGCATGGCCATGTCCTTGAGAGCTTGCTGTTCTTGCTCCGTCAAGTAAGCAAATTGTGCCGCGATGATGGCGTCGCGCGCCATCGGATCTTGAACTTTACGGAATTGCTCGGCCACCTGGGCGACGGCCGTTGTCCATGCCTTGGTCTGACCTTCAACAGTCTTCAGTTCCTCAGCAGACACGCCAGCTAGGGCGGCCAGCTGTCGCATGCTGTACACGTCCATACCGAGGACGGCCTGGTTCATATTCTTAATCTGTGCCTCGGTCATGTTCAGTTGCTTACCGAGGCCAGACAGGACCGTCGACGTTTTGATCCATTCCTGGGCCACTGGCGTAGTATACAGCTGCCGCAGGCGCATAAGCTGTTGCTCCTGCGTGGCCATTATCGCACTGGTCTCCCGGCTGTTCAGGCCGAAGGTACGCATGGCGCGCGCCATATACTCGGTATAGCGCGTGGCCTCGTTGGCGGACATGCCGGCGGCACTGAGTGCCCTGGTCCACGTCACCGTCTCCCTGATGCTGACACCACTAAGGCGGTTGAACTGCGATACCGTAACGATAAGCTTATCCATCTCTGCGCCAACCTTGATGTTGGCATCGGCCAGTTCCGCCGTGGCCAGCATGGCCTCTTCATGATAGAGGCCGTGGGCCGCCGTTAACTCGTTGGTGTGTTCGGCCATGTTGATCATGGTGTCAACCAGCCGCATATTGGCGAGATGGAACTTCTCGGTGGCCTGGAAGGCTAAGTTGAAATGGGCGGTGACGTCGACCAACCCTAGCGCCACTTGCTTTATGGACCGGGCGGCCTTGTCGATCTGCCCGCTCCAGAAGCCAAAGCTCTGGCCGGTCCTATCGACGGTCTCCTTCTCCTTCTTGATGGTCTCATGCTCCTGGTCCAATTTCTTCTGCTTGCCACCCAGCATCTTATCGATTTCAAGCCACTGCACAAGCAGCTTGTCTTTGAGCAGGGCCGACTCATCGATAAGGCGGCGCTGGCTTAGCTGGCCAAGAGCATCCTGCTCCTTGGCTGGCTTGAGGAGCAGCGTGTTCAGATCGTGAACCTTCTGGTACTGCGTGGCGATCTGGCTGATGGACGTCTCGATCTGGGTGGCGATGACCTGGAACTGGACCATGCCCTTGGCGGCGATGGTAGCAATCTGCTCTTCGATGACGGTAAGGCGCTTTTCAACCGAAGTGAGCGGGTCGGAATACTTATCGGCCAGCCCCAGCTCAATTGACAGCGCATACGTATTGATGTCGGCCATGCCACACTCCGCCAGTCGTCCCTCAAGGGGATTACAGCATCTTTGAAGACGCCGTCAGCCGCCCGTAGTTACCGGCGGCTGACAGTGGCGAGGCAAGCGTGGACGATGGAGGCAGCTACGACCCGTACCGGGGCGACTAGCCCTGGCTGCGCCCACAGAACGGGCAGGCATCTACGAACGGCTTGATGGTGGCGCCGCAGTGGCGGCACGGGGCCACCGACCAGTCGGTCAAGCTATGGGCGCGGTGGTAGTCGGTATACGGCCCGTGCCAGCCACCCTCACCAGGAGATACCCAGGACCGGGCCTGCCGAGTGAACAGCCGCCACAGGCCGAGGACCAGGGCCGCCCACAGCAGTAGCGGCATGGCCAGTAGGGCCAGGCCAATGCCCAGAGCCAGTTGTTCCGGGGTCCAGCGGGCACCCAGTGGCGGCAGGCCCACGGTTGCCAGCATCTTGTCGATGTCGAGCATGTTACGTCCTCATCTTACGGGTTCTTGAGGTCGCGCACGACCTCCGGAATGGGTATACCCAGAGCACGGAGGCTGCACACCCAGCAGATGGTGTAGTCAAAAGGTATCGTAAGCTCCGGGTAGATAGTCTTGAAGGTAGCCGCCTCGACTGGCGAGCTAAAATCAACGCGCAGATGCAGAGCCGCCTGACTAGCGTGACCGAAGTACAATGGGCCGCTCCCGGTTGCTCCTGGCGGTGCCAAGTTACGACCACAGACAGCGCAGTTGCGGCCACAGGTATTGATGGTGCTCATAGGGCCTCCAGAGGTTGGTGTCAGGGGACGGCACGTCCATAAATACCCAGAGTCCCGGATCACGAACTTAGTCATGACCTGGTCATTCACCTAGTCAGGTGGGCGGGTCACTCGCCCGCTTCAACCGGGGCTGCCGGTACGGCCGTGGCCAGGGCGTTCCAATCGAGACGAGCACAATAGAGGTGGGTGAACCATTGCCCGGGCACGAACTTATGCCAGTAACCGTACAGAATCCAGTTACCGGCCAGGAAGAAGGGCCGCTTGTCTATATCAAGCCAGTCAATGGTGACGGTGTCCGTACCCAAGCCCCTGCAGTTATAGTAGATGCCATGGCCAAAGACTTGAAAACGCGCACGCTGCACCATATTCAACATGTTCAAGTAAAGTAAACGCGCGCGCCCGTCGATATAAGAATCGTAGCGCTTGCCGATGTCGCCGGCCGAGTAGACCTCAGGGATGCTTTGAATAGCCGTCCAGCCGACCGTGGGCGGGCCACCCTCAGGCGGCTTAGCAAACGCCTTCTCCTCACCAACGTTCGCCTTGTACTTGCTGCTAGTCAGGCTATCCATAGCGAACACAGTGGCCTGGGCGGCATCGGTGACCCGATCCAGATACTGGCCGGACACAGCCGAGATACCGCTGGCAACCAGCTTGGTTGCCATTATAGACAGGGCATTGTTGGCCAGCATCTCCCAGTCTATGATATGGGCATTCCCGCCCGGGCCGCGCGGGCCATGATAGAAGCCTACGTTGTTCGACGGGATGTCCAGTTGCTCCTTAATCGCCATATCGGTGTCGTCGGTAGTCACAATCCACTGGCCACGCCGTGGCGTCAAGCTACTGGACCAATCGAGCAGCGACGAGATAAAGGTCTTTGGGTCTTGGCGCATCATATACCACTTGTTCTGGTCAGAGTCCGTGGTATCGGTGATGTCCAGGGCGATATCGGGCGCGTAGTCAGCCACACATTGCTTGATGGCCTGGCTGATCCGGCCGCTATAAACCTTGCCGGAAGCATCCCCGCAATTGAGGAACCAGCTAGGCGGGTCTACGCCGGTAAATTTCAAATGGCCAATGTCGGCATCGCTGCCAGTAGCGTCCATGTCAATGATATAAGCAGTCTGCCACGGAGTGACGTTATCCGTGCCCGGCCAGCTCAATCTGAAACTGGCCTTTAAGATGGCAGCACGTGCCTGTCGGAAATACTGTAGCTCCACCAGGAAACGCTTCAAGACATTGAAATTGGCATCAAGCAGGCCACAACGGATCACATAGCCGCCATTCATCATCGCCCGCCAGTCGAAGCTGTAGCATTTATCGCCCAGGTCCCCTGAATTGACATCAGTACCAACGATAGTAAGGATGAAGTTGACATTCGGACGGGCACTCACAGTCGGCGAGATAGCCATATCAACAGGACCTTAGCGGGACGACAGGACCTGACACACCACACTGGAGGACAACACCATGGATATCTACAGCGAACTTGACAAGCTAGACACCTTCCTGGGACTGCCGGCTGGCACCGCCTGCGCCGTCCTCGCCGACCACGACTGCAGCCGCGTGGCCGTCATAAACGACCGGCTAGCTGCCGTCGCCCCCATCCTCGGTGCCGACTTACGCCTGGACGCCGACACCGCCGTGGCCCGCGCCTGCCGGCCGGCGTGGGCAGCCGCCATGCAGCGGCTGGGCATCAGCCGGGCCTGGTGGTATACGGGCGACCCCAGCCTCCTGGAGCCAGCAGCCATCCCCAGTCTCGCTGATCTAAAAGACTTACCAGAGGCTACCGACCGGCCCATGCCGGCCGGTGGACCGGCCCAGATCGAAGAAGGCTAGCTCACGGCCCTTGAAGGCCAGGTTAGCGCCGTGCGGGTCAAGGTACATCAGATGGAAGCGGTCGTAGATGTCCTTGACCGCCCGCACCACCGCCCGGATGGCCCAGTGCAGCCGGGCATCCCCACCTCCTCGCCCACCTCCTCGCCCACCTTTAGCATAGTCGCGGCTAATCACGTCGGCAGTCTGCTCGGCATCCTTAATAGGCACATTGAAGCGATCGAGGTAATTGTAGACAGCGCTGCCCGCCTGCCGGAATAGCCGGCCCACGCCGGTGTTCAAACGCTGCTGGACGATAGCATACAGCTCCTTGCTGGCGCCAGACAGCGTCTGGCCGCCGCCGGCCCGGGTCACGCCGTAGACGGTCGCCAGGTGCGGCGAGTCCTGGCCCTGGATGGCCGCCGCCAGTCCGGCCTCGTTCTTATCCGTAGTGAACTTGACAACATAGTCACCGATGGGGTAGGCCCGGCCCACGTAACCCTCCCACGGCCGGGGCGGTGGAACCGCCTCATGTCCCTGCGGTTCCTCCAGATAGTCCAACCATGGTTGGGCCGGCACGCCCAACTTGACTAACCAGTTGAGGAAGCGCCGTGCTTGCTTGCGCGCCTCGAAGTTGCGCGGCGGCTGAAACAGGGCCATGGCCCAGTCAGCGGGCCAAGCCACCTCGCCCTTAGTGATCTCAGTCAGGATAGGTAACGCCTCACGCCCACCTAACTGAGGGGCATAGAGGCGGACCAGGGCTTCCAGGATAGCCAGAAGACTAAGTTTGGGTCGGTGTAGTGCTGCCAGGCGCATAGAGACCTCGTGCCATGGTAGCCGTCCAAGAACGACCACCCGCACTATGTTCACTCACACTAGTCGCGGCTGACAACGCTGAGATCAAGGGCCTTGGTGCGCTTGCTGTCCAGCTGCCGGGCCTGCTCCAACAGCCGCCAGCGAGCGGCGGCCGTATAGAGCGTCACGCCCGTAGCCATGAGGTTCCACACGGCATGGCTGGCGAAGCCGGTCACATACTGGCCGATCTCGTTCCAATCCTTGCTGACCAGCTTGAGTCCGTCGAGGTCATAGTTAAGATATGGCGGGATGCTATAGTAGACGGGTAAGCCCCGGGCCGCCAGCAGCTCGGCATTATGCACGATGCTACGCAGGCCGGCAGCATCGTTGTCCGGCGTCAGGACGACACAGGTTGGCCTGAGCAGCTGCACCTTCTGGGCCTGTTGCGGGGTCATGTCGGCGCCGCCAGTGGCCAGGCACTGGTGGACCAGGGTATGGCAGCAGAAGATGGACTCAGCGATATACAGGTCGTCGACCGGCTCTATGTGGTCAAAGTTGTACAGAAACTGGCTCTTGCCGACGCCGTACAGCACCTCGTCCGGGAAAGCGAAGCGCTTATTGAGCATATTACGCGTCTGCCAGTAGACGAGCGCCCCAAGCTCATAGTATGGCCACACCACATCCATCCCTGCGTGGTGTATATCATATCGCTCCACCGCAGTCCTATCAACACCGCGCGTAGATAGCCAACGGAGAATAGTACGGGCGGCGGTTGGCTGCGACGACCCCACTAGCCGCTCCGATAGGCCAGGAAGGGCCACGAGGGGCTTCTCCTGGGCCTCGGACGCCCCCGGGCGGCCCGCCGTACCCCTGTGACCGCGCAGCGACGGGACGGCGTCTCCGGACAGGTCGCAGATGACCCTAATTGCGTCCCGATAGGAACAGCGGAGGAACAATTGTACAAAGCGGACGAAACTGGTATTACGCTTGCCGCTGCGCGGGCTAGGTGGCCCGGCCCAGCCGTCGTCGCCGTGCCAATCGTGGCATACGCCCTTGACCTTGCTGACGTTGAAGTGGTAGTCGACGTCGCCGTCGAACGGGTTGCAGATTACCAGCTCCCGACCATTCTTACGCGGCTTAAATTCAAAGTAGTGAGCTATGAAGGCTTCGATTTGCTCCGGGCTGGGCCGGAAATAGTCGTGCTGTGAGAACCGATCCAAGAATCGACCTCCGCACTCTCAAGACAAGTAGGGCGGCCCAGGGACTTCCGGGCCGCCCCGCGCCTCCATGCTGGCAAGCAGGAAAGAAGCTAGACCAGACTGGAATACGCACTGCCACAATATGGAGTGTCAATAGGGGACCCGCGCCGGCAAGATCGCCCGATGGAAAGCTAGATGTGCCAACAGGTGTATCAAGGCTGCCTGGCTCAGATCTACTGGCACAATCAACACGCTCCACCGGTTGCTAACCTTGCTCGTCAAAGTCAGCGGGATCAACGCCTGCGTCACCGAGTCGCGCCGGTAATAAGCATAGCCAGTAGCCGGCAAGCCCAGCTTGTAGACCAGGTTATGAACGCTATCGACAGTGGCCTGATCGTACAGCTCACGGCAGATATCGAAAGTGGTGTACTGCGTACACCCTCTCCCACACGGACCAGCGGGGACCGTACCATGCCAGCTGGCGCCATACACGCCCGAGCGCTGGCGGGCCACGATGGCCTCCACATAAGTGGTGGCGCTGATCTCATTAAGGAGATCCCTGATGTAGGCACCCTCGGTCCCATCATAGCCGCCGGGAGGCAGGGGCGGTACCGGCACGTTCATCATAACCCCCTGATTACGCCATTTAGGAGATCGAGAACACGAACCACGGGGAGGTCTGCACCACGCCATTAGGAAGGTTGATGGTCACCCGGTAGCGATAGGTGCCGATCAGGAAGCGGTTGGCGTCCAGCCGCCAGCGGAGCACGAACGGATTAGTCCGGAAGGTCCCCTGGCGGAGGCCGACCGTCATCACCTCGTTCTGGATCAGGATCTCGGCGTTGCGCGTCTCGACGTGGATGGAGGCGGTCAGCCATGGGATCAGCGGCATGACCAGGTTATAGTCGAAGTCGTAGAGCGGCAGCGGCATTAGGCCGATTTCGAGGTCGCGGTAGTCGCCGCCGTGGAAGCGCTGGCACAGCGGCTCGAAGCCGAAGCGGATCGACATCAACTTGTCGTCGCAGTACCAGTTATTGGGGTAGACCCAGAAGCGATGGCAGCACGCTTGTAGGGCGTGGTCGTACTGGTCCAGGACGTCGTAGGTCCCGCAGTAGGGTGCGGGGTAGGGGGGCGGGTAGGCGGGTGGCGGATAAGTTTGAGCCGCCGGGTCGGTGGCGTGGAAGTTCCACACGTCAATATAGACCTCGGGGGCCACGGCGTCAGCCGGCACCGGATAGGCGTAGTAGTATTGGCCAACAGCGGTCCGGACCACGGGCGCCGGATACAGCGGGTCGGCCGGCGACAGCACCGGGATGCTGGCGTAGAGGTTCTGGGGCAGCACGGCCGCCCGGTAGATGTCGATGCGGCGGATGGCGAACGGGTCGGCCAGCTGGCCGTTGTGATAGAAGTCCACATCCAGCTTGGATAGCTGGCTGGCGCGGCCCGCGATGCGCGGGTTGCCCACCGGTACTGGCTCGGTACCCGGGCCTGGGCAAATCGGCTCTGAATAGACCGGGCTAATCATGCTGGCACCTCCTCCCTATTATAGCATTTGGATGGGAGAGGCGACATTAGCGGCGCGGCACCGAGATGTTAGGGACGCTGGGCATGCTAGGGACGCTGGGCACGGACACATTGCCGGTAGCGCTCTCCTCGGCCTTCTTACGGTCCTCGAACTCCTTCTCGACGCGCTTGAGCCACCAGGCACGCTCCTCGGCAGTCATCTGGGCTTGCTCGAACAGGCTTAGCTTGCCATATTCATGGAGCTGGAATGACTCTTCCATGAGGTGTTGCCAGTGCCGCTCGAAGTCGGCCAGGCGACGCTGGTAGTCCTCCTCAGGCTCCCCGTTTCTGCGTTGGCCGAAAAAAGGACTCGGTGATCGGCAGCTCGGTCATAAACTCCTGGCCGCATTCGGGGCAGGTCATGGTAATGGTGGTCTCAATGCCCGGACTGTTGTCGCGCAGCCACTCGCGGACCGCCGACGTATCGGTGGCGTGCATGCGGGCCACGAACGCCGCTACCTTGGCCCGGTCCTTGACCCCCATGACGTTATCGATGACCATCTGCAGGTTCTCGGTCAAGGTGTCGTCAATGGTCGGCTCGGCGTGGACGTTGGGCCGCCGCTGCGCGTTGGGACGGCCAGCGCGGACGGCCGGGGCGGCGTACAGCTTCTTGCGCAGGCGCCGCGTGGTCACCAGGTTGTTCATGTCCCGGCCACGCAGGAAGCGCAGGCCGACCCAGAAGTCGCGCCGGGTCGTCTCGGTCAGGTATGGTAGCTGTACCCGGAATGGCTCGCCGCCCAGGTTGGGGTCGGCCCATTTGATGGTGGACGCCAGCTGGTTAAGGTCGTAGGAGTGCGTGCTGACCTGCTGGCAGTCGGGGCGCTGGCAGGTCACGGCGAATTCGTAGATGTTGCCGTGGGTGATGCCGCGCAGGTAGTAGAGCAGGTAGATGCGGTCGCCGGCCAGCAGGTCTAGCGGATCAAGTCCATTTTGGAAGCGGCAACACTCGTTGAACAGGTAGTCGATCGACTGGCCGCTCTGGGCCAGCCGCTGGGTGGCCAGGATCTTCTCGGCCGCCTGGCCCATGGCGCGTACCTGGCAGAACGGCTGTTCCCAGCCGTAGAATAGACCCAGGCTAGGCAGCTTGCAGTTCTCCCACGGGATCAGTTTCTCTTCCGGCGCTTGCAGAATGGCGTCCACGAGCTGCTGGTCGCTCATGGTCGGACCGATTAGCTCCTCCAGGACGCCGACGCGCGGGCCGAAGTCGCCGCTATCGCCTTCGAGCTGTTGCTGGGTGGCCGCGCCCGGGTGGGCTGCCGCCCCCAGGCTGATTTCTTCGCCTTCCGGTCGCGGGTCGGGATTGGCAGGTTCTACCATGTGATAGCCCTTTATAGCCTTAAGCTTTTGACCAGGGCTATTTACCCTCCGGGCGGTCCGGGTCTACCTGTCAATACGCGCGTCGTGGACGGCACCGTATTGCAGTCGGGCACCGTCGCGCCATAATCACCCTCAGTCTCACAGGCCCAGTCGTAGGCCACCGTCACCTCTACCAGCTTCACATCGCTATCCGTATAGGTTAGATCGCCAGTCTTGACGCTCTGCGGCCAGCTATTGTAGAGCAGCCAGGCTGTCTGCTGGAGGATATCGTAAGTCAGGGCACGTAACTGTGACCGCGTCTTATAAGCATCCGGGTTCTGTAAGCCAGTGGCAGGCGACCATACTAGCTCCCGCCACTTCTTGATGACCGACGCCAAACCATAAGTGTCATACCAGCTTATCTTGACATCATTGAAGATCACGCTCTTGGCGAACTTGTACTTGAGCGACCCGCCCATGACTTCGTCCTTCTCGAAGTCCCAACTCGGCAGGGACGCTTCTTTGGCATAGACGATGACCGGCGTGGTGCCCGGCATGGTGCCGAAGACGTTATCGATCGTCCACGTATACTTGTAATAGGCCAACGGCGTGTTATCGACCCCGGCACCCAGCCCGCTGACAATGAAACCTGGCATCGCGCTACCCCACCTTAGCCGCCGGGTGTCCCGAGTACGCCGCCGCCGCCCGTGATACCGCCACCCTTGATAGCCCCGCCCGAGCCGCCCGGGTTCAGGCCACCGGTGACGCCGGGCGGAATGCCGAGCACGCCGCCGCCGCCATAAATCGGGCCGAAGCCGCCGGTGCCGATGAACGCCTGGTCGCACGACGGCTTGGTAGCATAGGGGGTCGGGCTTTCCCTGGTAATCTCGCTACATTTGTCCATTTGTAGGGTCACCGTAATCTCGCAGATAGAGTTGTCCGAGTAATCGAGCGTGTCCGGTGCTATCTTGGACGGCCAAGTGCCCAGGAGCTTGTACTCCCACACCGGCCGCCCGGC